CCACTTGCTGCCACTCGCTTTTAAAATTTAAAAAAACTTAATCATGGAAACATTAAACATAAAATGGACGGACGAATTAAAAATAAAGTTTGCTGATTTTTGTTTAGAAATGCTGCCATATACTCCAATGTTTATGCTTGTTAATGATTTTATAAAAAAAGAAAAAATAGATGCAAAGAAAGATTAGTTTAATAACGATGGGGCAGGGGAATGTTCTTGCCTTAAAAAAAACATTGGAAAGTTTTAAAGATATTGTAGATGAATTTGTGTATGGGGATTTATTGATTTTTGACGAAGACAGGGTAATGATTAAAGAGTATGAAAAAAACTACAATTTTAGACGTATAGCACTCCCATTTAATTATATTTTTCAGATGGGCTTTTCAAGCCTACTTAATTATCTTATATCAAACGCTAAAAACGATATGGTGCTATACATGAACACCAGCGAAGTAATTGATGAAGATTATGGGATAAATGAAATTGTCAATTCAAATATAGACTGCACCGCTTTTTATTTTACTAACCGAAACGAAAAACATAGGTGGTTTAGGTGCTTTGACAGGCGGTATGTTAAATGGGATGGTAGGATACATGAAGAACCTGTTGGAGATTTAAAGCCATATCATAAGCCAATATTTATGATGAAAGATGAGGAAAAAGATATGGTGGATGAATTTAAAGCAGCCGTATTTAATTCAGTAAAAGAAATGGTTTACTGGAATCAACTTATGAAAATAGTTGATAAACCCAAAGAAAAAGGAATAACTAACGAGTATTGGGTGAATTTTGCAAAAGAGCAGTATCAGTCAATGAAAGAAAGGCTTGAGTTAAAGGGTAATCAATACAAAGCATTTCTAACAGGGGATTTTGATTTATTTATAAATGAAATCCAAACAAGTAATTATTTTGAGAAGGAAAGGTTTGTTTCCAATGGATTAATCAATTTTCAAGGAGCAAGAAAAGACATTTTATGAAATTAACAGCAATAATTCCTGTTTACAAAACACCTAAAATGGTTGCGTATTCAGTTAGCCAACTACTTAAATTTAAAGGCGACCATGAATTGAAAATTATCGTGGTAAACAATTACCCGTCAGAAAAAGAAACGCTGCGTTATTTACAACCTTTTATACATAAAATAACTTATGTTGAGTACCCTGAAAACAGGCTTCAATCACACGGCATTGCTTTTGATTGGGTTATTGAAAACGGGCTTGTAGATACGGATTATTTTATTACTCTTGAAAGCGATAGTTTCCCTACAAAAGAGGGATGGATTGACTATTATGAAAAACTAATAAATGATGGCTGTGATGCGGCAGGGTCATTGCTTGAACTTTCTGGTGGCTTATATCTTCATCCATGCGGAACACTTTATTCAATGAGTTTATACAATGAAGTGAAAAAATATTCTGACAGCATAAATTATTCTTACTTTCCTAATATGAACACAAGGGAAGGGTTTGATTGTCACTTAATGATACACAATTCTGTTCTTGACGATGTACTTAAAAATCCTTCAGACTATTTTGATTTGGCGAAAGGGTATAAACCATATACAAAAGAGCTTGCATTAAGTAAACGTGATTACTATAAACCAACTTGCGGTGTTTTTCATAACGGCATGGGAGGTTTGTCGGAATCAATAAAAACATACGGGCAGCGAACATTTGAAAATGACGTTCCCACAATATTGCTTGACAACACAAAAAGAAAAATAATACCAAGAATAGGTTATGAGCCGGGCCAGTTTTTTTCATACGTTATGGCAGCAATGGGTAAAAGTGTTTTTGTTATACCTATTGATATTAAATGGATGCCAAACAGGGAAGGACAGCAGCAGGAATATACAATTAATGAAGCAGGGATAAAACATTTATGGGCTATAAGTTCATATACTGAAAGAGGGAGTAAGGATGTTGAGGATATTTACGAACTTAAAACAAAACTTCCTGATATTTTATACGAAACACTACCAGAAAACGAAAAAATATGATACAACCAAATTCATTTAAGTCAAGCGGAAATATTGGTGACACATGGGCAGCACTACCAGCAATTAAAACTTACTCCGAAAGGGAAGGTAGAAAGGTTTTTTTGTATTTAGTAAACGGTCAAAGGGCTAATTATTATGAAGGGGCTACACATCCAACAAAAGATGAGGAAGGGGAGGAGGTTCAATTAAATATGGATATGATTAACATGATGATACCTTTATTGAAAGAACAGCCATACATTGAGGACGTTAGGGTTTATAATGATGAAGATGTGTTGTGTGACCTTGATATGATAAGACATACTTATGTTGGGATGCCGAACTTTTCAATACAAAGGTGGTATTTTTATGTTTTTGCTAATTTAGCTTGTGATTTATCTAAGGACTGGATGACAGTACCTGATACTGACAAAGATTTTGCAAAAGGTAAAATACTTATTAATAGAACAGAAAGGTATAATAATCCTAAAATAGACTATTCATTTTTAAAACCGTTTGAAGATGATTGTTTGTTTATAGGAACAATGAGGGAGTACAATAATTTTACTATGAACTTTGACCTTAACATAAGAAAAGTTCATGTAGATAATTTCCTTGAATATGCTCAAGCTGTAAAGCAATCTAAGTTTTACATGAGTAATCAAAGCCAGGGGTTTCAAATTGCAGAAGCCATACATCATCCAAGAATATTGGAACTTTGCCAATTCGCTCCTAATGTTATTATAAATGGTGCTAACGGATATGATTTTTTTGGCCAGGTTCAATTAGAGTATTATTTCCATACACTAAACGGTAATGAAAAGGCATATCTTGATTCATTTAAAAAGCCCAACAAATAATTGGGCTTTTTAAAAATGTGGTAGTGCGATTAAGTATTAAACGCAGTAACAATTTGAGCCTGTGTTTCACGTACATAGTACAAAGTGCCAGTAGGTGATTGAAGTGCTGAATACACATTGTACCCGGTGTTTAAACTACGAGTAGGCGAATTAATGGTATCCTGTACCATAAAACCCTGTGTAGGGAAAGCAAAGAAACATGCGGTTGTACCGTTAACACCAACTTTTTGATTGATTTGGTACACGCAGAGAGAAACTAAATTTGTTGCCATGACAATGAATTTGTGTGTTGTACACCTTGTTAGATATATTTATCAACACGGGTTAATTAATTAGCAGTAAATGTATTTTTTTTAAAATCAACCACTTATATTTGCATATCTTTAGCATATCAATAAGACATACAAAATGTTTAAAAAAATAATTTACCTAAGTACATCACTACACGATAAGCTAAAAAAGTACAAAGAAGAAAACGACTTTTCATCAATATCAGCAGTTATTCGCTATATTTTAAACCAATTTTTTTCAAACAATAAACAATGACAAAAAAAATACTATTCGGAGATGAATCTCGTGCGGCCCTTCTTGAGGGTGTTAAAAAAATAGCTGATGCTACAAGGGTTACTATGGGCGCATCCGGCAGGTGTGTTCTTATAGGAGGCGGTGTGTGGGGTAATGATGGGATGATACCTTTACCAACAAGGGTTACAAAAGACGGGGTAAGTGTTTGCCGTGAGTTTAAACTTGAAGATGTTATTCAGCATAGGGGCGCAATGTTGCTTATTGAAGCAGCAGAAAAAACAGTATATCAGGCAGGTGATGGCACTACCTGTACTGTTGTTATTGCAGAAGCACTTATATCGGAGGGGGTTAAACTTATTTCAGAAAAAAAATCAAATCCCCAGCATATAAAAATCGGGATGGAATCTGCAATAGATTATGTTGTTTCGGTTTTAAAGAAAAAATCAACGCCTGTAAGGGATAATATAGAAAGGGTAAGACAAGTAGCTACGGTCAGCGCAAACAATGACGATGTGATAGGTAATCTTATTGCCAATGCGGTCAAAAAAATAGGCTATGATGGAGTTATTGATATTGAAAGAGGCAGTAGTTCAGAAACAAAAGTAAAGGTAAGCGATGGGGTTAAGTTTGATAGAGGTATGGTTAGCCACATATTCGTTAATAAGCCGGATAAGGATATTTGTGAGTTTGAAGAACCGATAATTCTCATGTATGACAAAAAAATAAACCATCATACACAGGTAGAAAAAGCATTATCAATAAGCAATCAATCAGGCAGACCGCTTCTTATAATTTGTGATGATGCAGAGGGGGAAGGGCTGGCATTTTTAGCTATAAATAATTATCAAAAAAAAGTACGTGTTTGTGTGGTTAAATGCCCTGAATTTGGGGATGCTAAAAATGAATGGATGGAAGATATTGCCCTTTTGACAGGCGGCATTTACATTAGTGATATAAGGGGCGTTGATGTAAAGAAAATAGAGGAAAGGCATTTAGGGAAAGCAAAAAAAGTAATTGTTTCAAAAACAGAAACGGTAATAATTGGGGGCAATGGGGCTAAGGAACACATAGAAGATTTGCTGAATAACCTTAAAATGAATAAGGCACAAGCCCTGCAAAAGCAAGATGAAAATGAAGTTTATGCAATAGAGAAAAGGATAGCAAGGTTATCTGGTGGGGTTGCCGTCATTGAAGTTGGGGCAAATACCGAAACAGAATTAAATGAAAAACTTGATAGGGTTGATGATGCTGTAAGGGCTACAAAGTCTGCTATTTCAGAAGGTTTCTTGGCAGGGGGAGGGACAGCCTTATTTAAAATAGAAATGCCTAAAGATATTTCAGAAGAATATATAGATGGGTATTCTATGGTTTTCAATGCCTTAAAAAAACCATTATTTCAAATATGCGAAAACGCAGGGGTTGACCCTTTGGCTATTGCGGAAAGATTAAAAGGTCAGCCAGATAATACTGGATATAATGTCCTATCAGAAAGGATAGAAGATATGGTAGAAGCCGGTATCATAGATTCGACAAAAGCAATCCGGTGTGCATTGGTAAATGCTGCTTCTGTTACAGGTATGTTCTTAACTTCCGAATGTTCAATTATAACAATACATTAAAAAATGCCACAATTACAAGCAGTAAATAATTTTACCCTTATTCTAAGGGATGAAACAAGCGATACCATAAATGGGTTTTCACTACCAGATTCAGGGCAGGAAAAGCCGCATAAGGGGAAAATTATATCAGTAGGTCAGGTTAGCGATAAAAACATAAAGCCAAACAAAGACTGCCTTTTTCATAAGGGGAACGGGTGGGAAATGGAATATGAAGGAAATGTCTATTTGGTATTGGAATCTGAAAAGATAATTGCAGTAATATAATGCAGGCGGCAAACGATAAGATTATCGTAAAGGTCGAATTAGACCAAAAAGATGGCATTTTACTAAATGGGGTAAGGTTTCATACTGCCATAAAATACGAATCAAATTACAGGGAAAAAAGTCCCGTAATAGCAACAGTTGTTTCAGGTAATAACAAAGATATTATGCATGGGGATGTGCTTTTGTGCCACCATAATTTATTTTACCTGCCTTCCCCCCACTACTTATATGATAACCTGTATTCTATAAAGATTGCACCGACCCTATTTGCTAAGATACTTCAGGACGGCTCTTTATTACCTATATGCGGTAATTTGCTTTGTGAAAGAGTTGAAAAGCAGTACAGTTTTGAAGTCCCGGTTGAAAATAGGGAAATGTATCTTGATAGGATTAAGGTAATTAATGCAGGATATACTCCTTACAAAACAGGGCAGTTATTGTTCACCAGACCATACAGTTATTACGAAATAGTTTATAATTTTGGAGGAGAGGAAATGCGCATTCATAAATGCCACGAATCTATGGTTGTTGCATATTTAAAAAAATGACTATCTTTAATTCCAAATATTACCTATGGCTGATAATACACCTACTAATGGTGGCAGTAAGTTACCTACTGCCAATGATTCCCTGATAAACAGGTTTTTCCTTTCTCCACAAGAAAAAATGAAAAAGGAAAATGGGAAGAAAATAATCCAGCAATTTTACAGACAGCAAACGGCATCTAATGATGCCCTTAATTATTTTAGGGGTAGAAATTCAAGATGGATTCAGCTATTAATGTGGGCTAAAGGTTCACAAAATATGCAGGAGTTTATTGACTATTCAAATGTTTCAGATGGGAATAAAGCATGGTCAAATATTGACCCTACACAACAAAGGATAGCCCCTAAATTTGTAGGGACATTGGTTGAATCAATGGCAAAGACATTAAACTATACAAGTGTTAATGCTATTGATGATTACTCAATGAAAGAAAAGGAAGATAGGTTTTTTGAAGCACTATACAGAATGCACGAAGTTGAAACAATAAATGAACTTCAGCAACAATCTGGTGTGCAATTAGAGCCGGTAGATGCTTTTATCCCTGACGATGAAATATCAGCCCGTATTCATTTTGAGATAGAGGATAAACTGCCAAAGGAAATACGTTTTGAGAAAATGATTGCACGGGTTAAAGATTGTATTGCGTTTGATAGAATTATGAATCGAAAAACGCTATATGATTTTATTACTGTTAACTGTGGGGCTACCAAAATTGAAAAGTTAGGGAGTAAGGAGTATATGATTAGGCGATGTATTCCTACAAATCTTGTTTACAATTTCTTTATGAACGACAGAGGCGAGCATGAGATAACAATGATTGGAGAATTTTATAATTTAAAAGTAAAAGATTTCAGGGCTAAGTTTGGAAAATCAGAAAGTAACCCTGAAGGACTAACAGAAAAAGAAATATTTGAATTAGCTAAACAATCGTCATTTAAAAATGTAGGTACATTCAATTATATGTGGAGTGATAATTGGGCGTTGCTTACATTTAATCAAACAAGACCTTATGATGACTGTTCAATACTTGTGCTTGATGCTGAAATAAATTGCGGTGAAGATATTTATTATGTAGAGAAAACCGATAGTTATGGAAGGGTTGATATTCAGCAAAAAAAATCAATACCATATACACAAGTTAAAAAAGACGGCACAATAGTAAATCAGGAGAAGCCTGAAAATGTATCAATAAATAAAAGGCAAAAAAACACATGGATGCGTGGCGTATATGCTCCGTATGGGGATAAAATGCTTTATTGGGGTGCGCCAGATTTAATTATAACCCCATACACAAACGTAGCAAAACCACTTTCATCTTATTCTATAAACATCCCAAATAATGACGGGGATTATGTTCCATCACTTTTTGAAAGGGCAATGGAACCGTTGCGTGAATATTCTATTACAAAATTAAAAAGAAAACAACTTATTGCTCAATTACGTCCTTCCGGTTATCGGATAGACATTGAAACGGCACGGAATATTGACTTAGGTAATGGTGACAGCATTGCATGGGAAGAAGTAGTTAGAATTTACAACCAAACAGGCATAGAGATATGGAGCAGCAGAGGAGTTGACCCGTTAAGGTCAGAAGCCCCCCCAATATCAAATACAGCAGCAGACACAGCAGTACAAAAAATAGCCGAACTTACAAATATCCTTATCGGTATAGTTCAGGAAATTCGTGATTTATTAGGTGTACCGCAATACCGTGATGGTAGTGATGTTGGCGACAGGACTTCCGGTGTTTTACAGGAGCAGCAAATGTCTGCATCTTATAATGTTACTGACTATATTCAAAACGCAAATAATCAATTATGGGAAGAATCATTTTATAAATTATGTCTTTTGCATTGGAATGATATAGTAAAAGAAGAACCTGAAAGCAAGGACGATATGCTTAATACAAGGTTTAATGTTTCCATAAAAACAAAATCAACAGAATATCAGAATCAAATACTTGAAAGGGATATTGATAGGTACAGCCAAATGCCGGACGCACAGGGGAATCCGTCTTTAACGCCATTAGATATACAGTATTTACGTGAAATAGATAATAACCGTCTTGCACGTTGGTATATGGCTAAAACATGGAAAGAAAACAGAAAAAATGCAATGCTTGATAGCGAAAGGCTGCAAGAACAGAACGCACAAGTGCAGATGAAATCTCAACAGGCTGCGGCAGAAAGTCAGGCACAATTAGACCAGCAAAAACTACTTGCTGAAAAAGATTTAGAGGAGTTTAAAGCAATAAAACAAAAAGAAATAACATTATTAACCGGGTTAATGACTTCAATAGGAAAAGGTGTTATAGACCCACAAGTGATAATGCCAGCCATTCAGCAATTAGTTCCAAATATTCAAATCCCATTAATTCAGGAAAATAAACAAATGGCTAACGCTATGGCGATACAAGAGCAACAGGAAATCATGCAAGCCGAACAGCAAATGAATGGCGGCGAAATGGTTGACGAAGAAATGATTGAAGAAGATACTAATATTCAATAATACAAAATATCATAATCATGCACGAAGAAACACCGCCCAAAAAGGGAAACATAAAAAAAGCTATACGTAATCTCTTTTCAAAAAAAGATAAAAGCGAACTTCATGGTTCTTACGGGAAATATTCAGCCATTGATGATGAAAAAGGTAAAACGAAACGTAATTTTTCTGAAACGCAGGCATTAAAAAACCATGTTAATTACCTGAAAAATAACAGGTCAGACCAGTCAGATAACCCAAGTAATATTTACCGACCAGAAAACCAACCTTCAACTATTGTTTACGATAAAAACAAAAATTATACAGCAGGGTAATGGCTGAAATCCTAATACAAGGTATTAATTGTAAGTATCGTGATTTACTTCCCGATGAGGATGTGTTATATAAAGACCTGCCAAAAGAAGAACAGGTATTCCAAAGGGTTGACATACCTTTCACAGATGACCAATTAGTAGATATTGCAAACAGGGAGTATCAATACACAGCATCTCAAAAAGCATGGGTTGACAGGCAAAATTGGTTATTTGATAACGGATGTTATGCTTACATAGAAGGAGAACTTACTTTTCTTCCGGGGGCGTATTGGTGCTATATTAATTTTTGGACGCTTGAACATGGGGATAAGCCTGAATACAGGGAAGATGACAGGCTGTTTTTTTTATTCCACGAACATCTTAGATTAGGAACAAATAGTTTGGCATTGACAAGGCTAAAGGGCAGAAGGCAAGGGGCTACATCAGCCGGAATGTTTTTTATGTGGTTTATTGCTGGCAGGCAAGAACATAAACTTTGCGGTACTACATCTTACAACGATAAAATAGCGCAGGATAATTTTCAGTTAATGTTTATGTATGGATTCAAGGCAATGCTGCCATGTTTCCAATCTGATTTTGATAGCGATTCAGAGAATTTTGTAAGATTTGTTAAACCAGTAGAAAAAAAACGCAAAGGGATACTTGCAATTAAAAGAGAAGGACTTAATAGCTATGTTGATTACAAGTCAAATGCAATAAATAGTTATGATGGTGGCAGGCAGTCTTATAACGTACCAGATGAATCAGCTAAAAGAGGCGTGAAGGTTGATATTAATTCATACTGGTCAAGGTTAAGCAAAACACTTGTTGTTGGGGTTAATAAAGTAGGGTTTGCTTATCTCCCAACAACCGTAGGGCAAAAAAAAGAGGGTGGTGAAACGTATAAAAAATTATTCAAAAATTCTAATCAGTATGATATTGATTTAGCGACAGGTGAACCTTACGGGATAAATACACCAACAAGAATAGTTCAGTTCTTTATGCCTGCATCAAAATGCTATGCAGGGTGCATATCTAAGTTTGGTAAAAGCATAGAAGACGACCCAGTAGAGCCAATAATGGGAAATGACGGGAACTGGATAACGGAAGGTTCTAAGACTAAGATATTAAGGGAAAGGGCAAGACTTGAGGGCGACCAATTGATGGAACACAGGCGGGATTACCCATTAGACATTTTTGATGCGTTTGCATTTGAAAGTGGAATGTGTGAATTTAATGAAGTAAGAGTTAGGGAGCAACTTGAAAACGTAGAAACAAATAAGGACAAATATTTTTTAAGAAGGATAAGGCTTGTAGTTAAAGAAAAAACAGAAAAAATAATAACCAACAATAAAGACAGGCTTGTTAGGTGGGTTGATTTTGAGGATGATGAAAGAGGTGATTGGTATTTGTATGAACCGCCAAAAGTAGAGAATAAATTTCGTGTTTTTGGTGAATATTATGAACCATTAAATACATCGGATTACAGTATTGGAGTAGATACTTTTAAAGATGAATTTGCTTTTGCTGGCTCTAAGGGAACTATTTGTGTATTTAAAAAATCAAAAATAATAGAAGGTGAAGAAACCGGCATGTATCCTGTATTGCTTTATGTAGGCAGACCAAGACTTCTTGTTCACTTGTATGATGAAGTTATAAAAGCATGTATGTGGTATGGCAGTAAGGTTAATTTTGAACTGGATGCCGGAACACAGTATTATAATTACTTCCGTGAACGTGGATGTGGCGCATTTTTAGAATGGACACCAAAGGTTGCGATTGACCCGACAAAACCGGAAAAGAAATTAAAGCCTGGCACACAGTCGGCAGACCCTTTTCAATTACAACAACAACTTGAATTGTGTAAAGTTTACATTGACGGGGTTAAAAACGAAAACTATACAGGTCATGTACATAGAATACCGTACCCCCAATTATTACAACAGCTTTTAGATTATGACCATTCTGCACGTACTCCATACGATATAGTAATAGCATTAATGATGGCACTTTTACCTGCAATGGGTTCTAATTCAGAACCGGAAATCTTCAACTTCAAACCGAAAATACTTATCCCAAGATATACAGTAAAACTACCAGTTTGAAATAAGTATGCCTTATGTATATCATTTATACACCTTAATCCGTTTGTTATTTTCTTATTTTAATAGTTTTAGGGAATTAATCATATTAATCCCATTAACATGGCAGACATTAATGAAAATCAACCTATTGAGCAAGGTGCAGAAATTCCGGCTGAACTGAAACAGATGATGGATATTAGCCTGAATTTCAACAAGCCTGATTTTAAAGTTCCCACAGAACAGACACCCGAACTGGAAGGTAATCCGAATAATCCTCAAAGTGCATCCCCAGCAGAAACACAGCCGTTTTCTCTTGATATTTTCAGGGAAAAATATGGCATTGAATCACCGGAAGATATATTTAAAGAAATAGATGAAGCGAGGATAATAAAAGCATCCCCCCCCCAACCACAGCCTATTACATTTGAAAATGAATTTAGCGAAAAGCTGTTTAATGCAATAAGAGAAAACAAAATTGATGAAGTGTATTCTGCATTAGACAAGCAGCTAAAACTTGATAAGTTAACATCAAGCGAAGTAACTGTTGATAATGCTGAAAGCATCATAAAATTAGGGATGCAAATTGAGTACCCTGATTTAACGCAATCAGAGATTGATTACAAGTTTAAAAAAACATACGCATATCCTAAAGAGCCGGTAGAATTAGCAGTAGAAACGGCAGAAGAATTTGAGCAAAGGCACAATGAATGGAAAGGGATGATAGAGGATATTAATACAAGTAAAATAATTGATGCAAAATTGGCACGACCAAAATTGCAGCAAGCAAAGACAAGCATATCATTACCAGAAATAAACCGTCCGCCACAAGACGAAAATTATCTTGCTTACCAAAGTGAACTTGATAAAATAGTTAAGGAGGACGAGGAAACAAAAGCCCATTATCAAAAAGCTAATCCATCGCAGGTGGAAACAAGGGTTAAATTTATTGATGAACCCAATAATATTAACTTTGAATTTGTTTTTCAGCCGGATGGCGAAAGTTTTAAAAAAGCATTGGAAGTGGCATCTGATTCCGAAAAGTTTTTTCAGAGATACCGAAATCAAGACGGAAGCCTTGACAGGGACAAATATCTTGCTGATATAAACTTTATCGTAAACAGGGATGCTATTATTATGGAAGCGATGAAACAGGCCAAGAACGCTACCATAAAAGCAAGTTTACCAGACAATTCCGGTACGGGATTAAACAGGATGCAGCCTGAAATTGCATCTAACCCAGAAGGAAGCGGAAGTGAAATTGATAAATTAATGCAAATGGCTTTGAATCCATATCAAAAGCGTAATGGTATAGCAAGAGTTTAACAAAATTAAAAACCACAAAATCATTAAAAAATGCCATCAGCAATAGTAAGGGGCGCAACCGGACAACCAGGCCCCGTAGCATATCCTTCGGGCATAACCACAGCGATATTCAATGAATTGAACTTTGTTATCCCCGATTATATCCCCGGTTTAATTTCAAAGTACGGCAATAGCCAGTACGCATTTGTAATGGAACTTTTGGGCGGTACAGTAGTAGAACAAGCCAATTCAACTACAAACACATTTTCGCACTTTGAAAAAGGGCGTATTTTCGGTTCAGGTATTGTAGCTGCAAATGTAACCGGGATAACATCAGGTGCGGCAGTAACAGTAACCCTGAAAAGCCCTGAATCATATAACAATGGTGCAACAGGAACGCAATCACCTTTCCTGCTTAACCAAACAGTAAAAGTAAGGTCTAACGGACGTAAGGCAAAAGTAACAGCAATCACCCGTACAACAGGTGCGTTTGTTGTTGAATTAACCCCGTTGGGCAGTTATGCGCTTATCACAGGAACTTCCGGTTCTCAAATGAATGCAGGTGAAGGACTTGAAACTTTTGGCAATCAGCTTGCCGGTGAAAGTTCTGATTCACAAGGAACACAACAAGCCAAACTTTATCGTTATGATAATACAGCGACAGTCGCAAGGGCTTCTGTAAAATCAAGCGATTTGGCTTCAATGAACAAAACACAGATTGACTTTGGTAATGGCAACTTCTATGAACCATTTTTAGCCGTAAAAGAAATGAACACTCAAATGATGGCTTCCGTAGAGGACATTGTTATGGAGGGTGTTCCTTCTGCAAACATTTCCGGCACTAACGGTACAGACGGAGTTATTCCTATCGTTCAATCAAGGGGTTCTGAAGTTGATTACATTGCACAGAATTTCCAAGTTGGCGATTTCCAAAACATCACAAATGTACTTGATGCCAACGGTGGGCCACGTGAATATCACGGGTTACAGGCACTTACACAACGTCAGGACATCAATAACCTTTTGTTCGGTATTTACCGTAATGGTGCTATCAGCTACGAATCAGTAGGATTCAGCCAAGAGGCTGCAACTTCTTACGGGTTCAAAGGGTTTTCTACCGATACCTTTGACTTCCATTTCCATAGGTATAAGGGTATGAGTGCTGAAGCCTTGTTTGGCTATGTACCAACACAAGGAGATTACCGTGCTTATTTCGGTCTGTTTGTACCACAAGGAATGACACAAGATGCAAAAGACGATTCAACCCGTCCATATATGCAGTTTGTGTATCAGCAAAATCCTGATATTCCTGCCGGAATGAAGATTTATAGCTGGTCTTTGGGTTACACACAGCCTACAAAAACAACCGAAGCCAGCAACAAGTATGAGCAAATCAGCTATGTTGGTTCTCGTGTGACAGCCGCAGAGCAATGGGTGATTTTGCGTGGTATCCAGTCTTAAAATACGATGGATTGATTAAAGGGAGCAGTAATATTGCTGCTCCCTAATTTTAAATTAAATACAATGGCAGACGCACAAGCAACACTTGATGCCCCATTAAAAAAAGCGATTGGGGCTAAAGAAATCACAGTAGATGGTGAAAATGTTATAGAGGGTTCAAAAGAACATCAGGCATTAACACAGGTCTTTGACACAGAAAAAAAGTATATGTTTGAGTTGGCAGAAGAAGCCGACCAAAATTTACATCCGGTAATCCTGTCAACAAACGCAGGGCGTAATAACCAAGTTGTTCCGGCACGAAAGCACAAGCCTTTTCATAACATCATACTGTCATCACAGATAGTATGGAAAGGGCAGCGAAGGAACATCAGGTATTATGATGGGTGTACAACATTATTTGTAGATAAGCAACCGCAGGACAAGGATTTGGTAGCACAGCTTATTTCACAAACAAAACAACAGCGGTTTATTGACGGTAAAGCAGGGTGGAATGGATATGAGAAAATGTTGCTTATGTACATGAATATGTGCAGTTGGAATACAGAAAGTCCGTTTAGGACAAAAACAGCAAACGGGATATTTAAACCTATCAATGCAGATCAAATTGCAAATGAAAAGGTATCAAGGATAGATCAGATGGAAGAAGCCTTGAAACTTTCTAAAGAAGCGACAGAAACAAAAATGATGATTCATGCTGCTTATTTAGGAATACCAACAACAGATTGGGATTCAGGTAATGACCTTACAGAAAAAGAAATAAGGGCTTTGTACAGGGAAAGGGCTATGAGCCATCCAAAAGAGTTTATTGATTCATTTGGGAATAAGTCAATAGAGGTTAAATATTATATTGATAAAGCACTTGAAACAGGTACAATATCGAATAAATTTAATCCAAACAAAGCAACGTGGGGTAGTAAAAATACCGTAATTTGCGATATATCAGGGCTTAAAACACACGAGGCTATATCTCAAAAAATATTTGAGTTCAGCCAAAGTGAAGACGGGGCAGAGTTCTTAGTTCAATTAAAGGCTTTATACAACTGATAAAATGAAACAAAATAAATAATACATGATAGCTTACTTTAACGGTAAGCTATCTTTTTACTTTCAAAGATGACATGGACAGTTGACTATATTTATTCTTTACTGAAATTTCTAATAAGGAAAAATCAGGCTGGCGGTATATCCCCATCTAACTTTTTTTTCGCATGGAATACAGAACAGAATATGTATCATAATGATATAGTAGGCAGATGGCAAAACAGGAACAATTCAAAGGAAGGGGCTAACACCGGTCTTATCCTTAATGAAACGGTACTATCCGACCTTTCTCCATTTACATTATCCGAAACATTACCAGTAACATCAGGAATTGTATATAAACCAAGTGATTTTATTTTTAAGTTATCCATGAGGGTTAATGACAGTAAAGTGTATATCATAAACCCCGGACAACTGCCTTACATCATTGACAGCGTTATTGATGCACCAAGCACAACAGATGGCATGTACTATGGTGTACAGTATGAGGACTATTATAAAATATATCCTAATTCAGTAACATCATTAGTTATGGATTATGTGGCTGCACCGGAAGATGTTAAGTGGGGCTATACATTTGATGCAGAAGGAAGAGAAGTGTACAACCCTGGCGCAAGCGTTCAACCTAAATGGAGTACACCGACAATTATAACCATAACAAAAAGAGCATTGACATCATTAGGCGTTTCGTTTAAGGATGCTGATTTTATGAATTTTGGAAGAACAGCACAAGCAACAGGAAATTAAAATAATTAAAAATGGCAACATCTATTACACCATCAACACTAACCGTTACAGTTAACGAGCAAATTAACTTAAACAATCAACCGATAAACAGCGAAAATCAGTTGATTATTGCAGACGTTAACTACATTGATAAAAGAATAATGGCTATACCTACATCAGAGGTTGGCGTCATATCATTTAATAGCTCAAGCGTAGGTGCAGGTACATTTGTAAGCGGTGAAATGAAATATCTTCGCATCACAAACAAAGACAAAGTTAACTACGCAAGGTTAAGGGTTACAAAAACAAGCGGCGATACTTATGACGAAAGGATTGATGCAGGTAAAAGTTTTTTGATGGGGAACACAAAAATAAACACATCAGATACGGCTGCGGTATTTGTTTCATTTGAAGATGCTGATAATATAAAAATGCAGGCGTATGATGCAGCAGTTGATATTGAATTTTTTGTAGCGTCAAAGCAATAATAAATGGCATTAACGTACAGTTGGAAGCAATTTATTGAAAGGATTAACCGGCACATGGCTAATCAGTTTCCTAATGATGATTGGGTTATTACCCCAAATGAAATGCTATTATATATCAATGAAGCGATGTCATCCGGTATTGTAGGACAGCTTTATAGTGGTGCAAAGATATTAGGAGCAATGGAGATGCCAGAGGCTTATATTGTGCAGTTTGAATTATCTGCACTTACGCAAGACACAATAAGCGGGAAATGGACTACAACATTACCTCAACCGCCACTAAGCCTTCCATTAGGATATTCAGTAAACAGGATATACCCAGCTAATGTAACATTAGGTCAAGGTCAGGATGTTTTTTTATTAAAAGCAAAAAGGGTAGGCAGAAGAAAAAATATGCCATTACAATTTGGTGTATATGGGGAAATACAAAACCGTAAATTAATTCTTTGGGCAAGCAATGGAACGTCATTATTAAATGAGGTTTTTTATGCCGAAATGCCAAGTACAAGAGCCGTAAATCTTACTGATGCAATGCCATTACCTGATGATGCTGCGGAAATGATTTTTAATAAAGTCGTAGCAAGATTATCAAATAGGCTGCAAATACCTCACGATGTAATTCAAGACGGATTGCCAGCCGGAAATAAAACAAGTTAATAAATAAAAAATGTAAACAATGGCAAAAGCTAAAAAAGAAAAACCAGTAGAACCCGTTATTGATGAAGTATTAGATAACAGTACCGATTCTTTACCCGGTGCTTTAAACGATTCTGAAGTAGCGGTTATTAATGAACCAGAAAATAAACCGGATGTAGAACATCCCCTAATATATGTACCTGACATTCCTGCACAATCAATCAGTTCAATAGAGGAAAAGCCGGATACAGATGAAATATTATTCTTAAAAAGGATTATGCAAATTCAAGAAGAAGGAGGATTTGGTAAACACCTTCACGACATAATTAACGAAAGAATTAAATCATTAAAGTAATGCCTGCTGAATCACTATTATCGCAATACATTCCGTTAAAGACGGTGGTTAGCTATTTTTTAGACCAATACGGTAAATCAGATGGCGACCAGGATATGTATTGGCTAATAGGAATGAGGGCTTTGACGGAACTTAATTACGATATTGCCGCACAGCCAAAAACGGTAAGGCTTCCTGTTCTTGCAAATAAAACAGTCCCGTTTCCGGCAGACCTGCTTTCATGGACTAAAATAGGATTGCTTAATTCTCATGGTGAAGTAGTTACATTAAAAATAAATAATGGATTAACTACATTTAGGGATAATAATCCTGACCGTCTTGAAGATTTAACTCCTAATGTAAACAATTCAGTAGGCTCATTGGCTTACGCCCCGTTTTATCTTAACTATTATTATAACAACGGGTATTATAATCTTTTTGGTGTAGGTGGAGGGTTGATTCAATACGGAGAATGTAAGGTGGATGAACGTAACAGGATTATATTAATGCCATCAGAATTTAAGTATCAGAACATTATTCTTGAATATATAAGTTCACCAAAACAGGATGATGATTTTACTGTCCCAATGGCATTACAGGAAGCTATTATTGCATTTATCGCATGGAAAACGAACTTAGCGTCAAGAGATGAATATATCGCAGAAAAAATAAATGCACGTAGAAGAATGCCAAACAAAAAGGTAACACTTCAGACAATTAACCAAGTTATTCGTGAACCAAATGCAATGAAATTAAGGTCATAAAATGGCACTACCAGTAGCATTAGAGAATGGATACGTTTCAGTTATATTGGCGCAAAGCGAACAAGGAATAATGCCGCAAACCCCAAATAACTGTAAATTCGGAATAATTGATAGCATAATTCCGGTAGCTGAATTTGGGGAGATAGATGGCAGGATTATATTGTTTGAAGTAAATGATAAAACAAGAATAGTTAATTATTCAAACCAAGATTATTACCTTATAAAAAATACGGATATAATCGCAGTTGAAGATGTAGTACCACCAGCACCATGATAGACCAGAAAAATTTTAGTGGAATACTGAATACAGATGATAGTGTTGAGGTTATGCCATCAGCACATCATAAATTTGCCTTAAATGGGAGGTTTAGGGGTAATGGTAATAATACACGGTTTGAAAATGTAGAAGGAACTACATTAATACCAAACGGGTATCTGCCGGAAGGGAGCAATGAATGTATTGGTTCATTTTATGATTCCCTTAACCAAAGAATTATATGGTTTAACTGGAATAGCGAAGATAAACACGGCATTTATCTGTACAATAAAATAACAAATGCAATCACTCCGCTATTTATAAATTATACAAATACATCAACAGATGTTTTACAGTTTGATTTAGACGACCCGATAGCATCAGTTGACATTGTTTATGGTAGTGATGATATAGGTGATTTTTTATGTTGGATTCAAAGACTTGTTAAGCCAAGAATATTAAACATAAAGGATGCTATTGATAATATATATGGTAGCGATTGGCTTTCAGAATACATTGATGTTGCAAAAGAACCTCCATCCATACCAATAAAATGTGCATACGAAAACGACAATACCGTAACTGTAAACAACCTTAAAAGACTTTCATTCATTGCTAAATACAGGTATGTTTATAAAAATAACCTAAAATCAGTTTGGAGTGCATGGAGCAACCAACCAATACCTTATAATTATACAGACACAACAACTAATGCAGACGCAACTAAGAATTGCAAAATAGGCATGGTAGTTCAAACCGGGGGAGAAGATGTTGTTGAAATTGAGGTAGCAGTCGCACAACAGGAAGGAAATGGGTGGAGTGATTTTTTTTCCGTTGCGGTACTTAACAAGGCAGATTTATCAATATCAGATGATGATACTTATGTATGGAGGTTTTTTAATAATGAATCCTATGTCCCGGTTGATGTAAAAGAAAGCGGGTTAAAATACGATTGGATACCAAATAACGCAAATTCGCAAACATTACTTAATGGTAATGTTATATGCTATGGTGGATGTACGGAAGGATACAATACAGTTGTTCCAATAGCATCTGTAACAGCATCTACGCAACTGCCTACTGCCGTCAATGACGTATCTATTTTATCAGTTACGCAAGGGGGGAAAAGCGGTTTTTCAACTGGCAATGTAAGGTTTATTGTTTTAGGAACGATTAGAAAAGGCGATGTATTCAGCGCACAAATATTGGTAGGCGCAACCACTTATACAATAACTTACACAGCAATTTACGGGGATACACCTGCAACAGTATTGGCAGGGCTTTCCACAAGTGCAACAGGGCAGGGATTTACAGAGGTAAGCATATCCGCAAATGAATTGGTTATAAGCAGAACCGGGCAGATACTTCAAAAATCAAACTTAGCACCTGCACAACAGGTAATAACAGGATTAGGTATAGTAGTAAACGCATCTAATAACACAATAACAGTAGCAGGCGCATACGCTTTATATTCGTCATTATTTATAAAAGGAACTTTATTTTATATAACTGCATCTGTTTCAGCAAATACCAATTTACTAAATACTGTAAGTGTTGCGAATAGTGCAGGGGATTTGGTTATTACAGTAACTAAGGCATACACAAACGAAACAATAGTATCAAGTGATATAACATTGATTCCTTCGGTTAATGTTTCTGTCCCTTCATATAGTCCTGCATCCAAAGAAAGTTTAGGAATAGTTTATTTTGATGAAAAAGGTAAGACTAATGGGGTAATTACTAAATTAGGTATTGATATAACAAGTGCATTTTATGACATACCAATTAACTTAAATACATTACTGTATAAAATACCTTATTTTAATTTAAGCATAAGCCACAGACCTCCCGATTGGGCTAAGTATTACCATATCGTAAGGTCAAATAACCTTACCAAACAAAATTACTTGTATTGGATGTCTGACAGGACATATAAGGATGATAAATTTGCTTACATTTCAATAGAATCAATACAATCATACAAAAAACTTAATCCTACTTCAATAGTATCTTACAGTTTTTCAGCAGGGGATAGAATCAGGTTTTGTGTATTGTTCAATGCTGATTCCACTCCTGCAACCATTTATGGAAGTGAACGGGATTATGAGATATACGAACAAGTAATAAACCCAAACATTAATGGGGTTGTTCGTAATGGACAGTTTCTGAAAATAGTACTTCCGTCAACGTCCGGTACATTTGATTTTAGTAACGGGGTAACAAAAACATTTTCTTTTTATTTCATAGAATTATACACCCCTGCAAAATCAGCCACTCCTGAACTTTCTGTATATTTTGAATTTTCTCAAAGATGCATGATAGGTGATGCAGGGTTGGCAACAAGATTTCATCAGGGTCAACTACAAAACCAAACAACAGATTTGGTAACACCGGCAACATTTAAACTTGATACAGGGGATGATTATTACAGAACAAGAGAAATAAATGTTGGAGATGTAGTTAGTTATGATTTAGTTCCTGGTAATATTGAATCTAATTTTATTATAGGGCAAAGTTTAACATCAGAAACACTTAATAGTTCATTTTTTACATTTGAAAATAGTATTGCATCGCAGCAGCTAATAGGGACAGGAGGGTTTTATAATAACCCAGGGTTTACACTAAATAACTTTTCAATAGAAAATACTTTTTTATTAAAAGGTATTATAAATTTCAAAGCAAATGTAACCACAACAGGATTAATAAGAGCGATAGCAAGAGTAGCCACAAGTAATCATGTTGCTACTGATTTTATTTTGGGATCACAAACGGGGGCTACGGCTGGTGATAATATAACTTTCTACCCTAATATAAATGTTATAGCAACACCTTACAGTAAGGTATTTGTATATATGACATATTCCGACTCTAATTTTAGTGTTAATTTAATATCTGGGCAATTAAATTGGGCAGAGAATAATACAACATTTTTAGTAGGATGTATAGACAAAAACTTTTCTGATTTTTACGACAGTGAATTTAATCCTAATGGCAGACCAGAAACCGTACATAAAAACGAAACAGAAACAACATTTGGAACTTTAGTTCGTTGGGGATTATCATATATCCTGAATACAAATATTAATCAATTAAATAGGTTTTATCCGCAAAATTTTGATGAATGTGATAGGTCATTCGGGGATATACAAAGACTTGCCATATTAAACAGACAAATGATTGTATTTCAAGAAAGGCAGGTAGGTAGATATGGTGTTTATGCTAAGTACATACAGTCAAATGATGGAAACGCACTAACCACAACCGATGAAATAATTACCAAAAACAATATAAATTACATTGGGAATTACGGTTTGGGGAATCAGTATTGTGGGCTTATAAAAGGTCGTGATGTTTTTTACTTCAAAGACCCGGTAAGAGGATATGAGGTTAGGCTATCTCAAAAAGGGTTAGACCCAATTTCAGAGCAAAATAAAGGTAGGTTTTTTATACAGCCTAAATTTATACCATATAATAAGCCGTTCCTAAGAACTAACGGAAGTAAAGCTAAGATATTAGGTGCTTATAATTTTGAGGAAGAAGAAGCAATAACAGTACTTCAGGGTGGTGTATATTCAGGAGAAACGATAGAATCATACACCTTCTCATTTAACGAACCAAGAAACGGGTATTGTAGCTTCTTTGAGTTTAACCCGGAATGGATTGATAGCATAGAAAAAAGCATCGTAACGTGGAAAAACGGGCAGCTTTATATTCACAATAATGTAACAGATTATACCAAGTTTTACGAGGTTAAAAAATACCCGTCCATAATGCTTGTTTTTAATGATAAAATAGGTATAAAAAAGACATTTAATTCCTTAGCATATCAGGCTAACCAGTTGTGGACTGCAAGCCAGTTAGGAGATGTTTTTACCAACCAAAAAAATGAACAAACCGGCTTAATTCAGCAAAGCAGCATAAAAGAATGGAACATAGAAAAAAACGAGGGCAGGTACTATGCTTACTTTAACAGGGATGCCAATAGTAACATAGATAGAAGGGTTGGATTAATTGAAGGAGATTATTTAAAAGGTGGATGTATTATTGTAAATTTGTCATATATTGGTAATGAATTTGCATTCTTATATTTACCTTATGTTGATTATGATGAAAGTGCAAGAAATTATTAAAAAATAAAATTATAAACCATGTCAGGATTTGGGGGGCTGTTTTCAAGTTTAGCGGGTGCAGCTATAAAAGGAACAACAGCAAGCGCACAAAAGAAAGAAGCACGTAAGCTGATGGCTAAAATCGGTGAAATGCCGCAGGAAACGATTGCACCTGAATTATTGGATAACAAAACCATTGCATCCATATCGGCTGCCGAGGGGCTACCTTCTGAACAATACGCATTAGCACAAAAAAATATTCAAAGAAATCAAATGGCTGCATTACGTGGCGCACAAGACAGGCGTATGTCAGGGGCTTTAATAACCGGGATACAGGATAATACAAACAATGCAAACCTTAAATTAGATGTGGCAAATGCCAATGCAAGGCGGGATAATCAGGGGAAACTTATGCAGGCTAATAGCAATATTGCCCGTATGAGAAAAATGATTTACGACAACTACATAAATAAAAATTACATACCTACCCTTAATTATGCAAGGGCATTACGTGGTGCAGGACAACAAAATGCAAACGCTGCCTTAGACCAGGGAATTTCAGGTATAACAAGTTTTATGGGAGGAATGGGTGGTAGTGGCGGCGGTGGTTTTAGTTTTGGTGGGGGAAGTTTTGGGAATGGTGGGGCATCAGGTTCATGGTAATACTAATAATTGAAAATTAAAGATGGAAAACAGACCGTTTCCAATACCAACAGGAGAAGCATTTTTAGTAAGGACACCTTATTTAGATAAGGTGGCTGATGATATATATAAAAACGAGCAAGCAGAAAAGCAACGGTATTATAAGGAAAATCAAATGCTTGATAAAGAGTTTTCGTCTGAATTGACAAAAATGAGAGCAGTTGATATACCTGATTTCGAGAAAAAATACGGAGAGTTTAAGCAGGCACGTATAGAACTTATGAAAAAAGGAAATAAGGCAACCCCGCAAGATTATTATAGCGTACTTCAAAAAAAATCAGAAGCATTTAGGATACCCGCCCGTAGCATTGAAGTCAAAAAAGAGGATGAAGAACTTTTAAAAGATTACAGAAAAAACGGGAAAAATTACGAAACGCACACCCCTAACGTATTGTATGAAAGGCAGAAAACTCCATTATCACAATTTGAAAAAAAGTTTTCAGACCCGGTTACAGGCGAAGAAAGGATTATAGACCTGAATAATATTCAGGATATTGTAGCATATAAAGGTGCTACAACCGATTTTTCAAAAGCATTTAAGACAGCAGCAGGCACATGGATGAAAAGGGGAAATCCTATTGAAGAAGATACTGATGGTGGATTATCAAGAAAAGTAACTACATATAAAGGGTATAATTCTCCTGCTCAATTTGCGGGTAGTCTTTATGAGCAAGTAAATGTTTCTCCAAGAAGCAAAAGAGATTTTGAAGAAAAACATAATTATTCAGATGAAGAAGCGGCTAACATATTGGATAGGTACGAACAATTAATTAATTCTCCTGAATTTAAAAATGCTTATCCTGATTCAGAAGAAATACCAGCCAAACTTTTTCAGACAAAATTAGGCAGGGCTATTGCATTATCTACCATGAAATACATGACAGATAATAGACCGCAAGCAGAATTTAAAACGGAACCAAATTACGGGAACAGGCAGACTGCTAAAAATAAAGAATGGGATAGAAGGAATCGAATTACTTTTGGACAAAGTATGCAAAAAATAGCTGCTAATAAAGCAGCAGGATTGCCACCGGAAGAATTAGGTTATGTATCTGATGAAGTGGCAGCAGAAGTTGGAAAGGATTTGGAAGTAGAATTTAAAGGCAAGAAATCTACAAGAAGGGTTGTATTTGTAGATGACGTTGACCCTGAAAGACTTAATTTAATTATAGGCAAAGACCCATCAAAGCCAATGCAGTCAGGGGTTAAAGCTATACCTATAAAAGTACCACAGCCTGATGGAACAGTAATAGTTAAGAAAGGTTATTATGTAGATTACAATACAGGCGATTGGGAAGGTGATAATGGGCAAAAGATAAGCAGAGAAAGAGTTAAAGATTCTTACATAAATAAATACGCTCCGACTAAATTTAAAGCAAAAGCAGGCACGAAAGGCGCAGAGCAAAAACAAACAATAAAAGGATGGTAGAAGAATTAGAAATAACAGACCAGGTTGAACAACAACAAGACCCACCAACTAAAAAAAGGGCTTTGTATGATGCAGTTTCTAAGAAGTATAACTTGGGAAGTTATGAAGAATTTGAAAATAAACTAAAAGACCCTGCAAAAAGAAAAGCACTATATGACCATGTAGGTAAAGAATTTGAATTGGGTACGTTTCAGGAATTTGAAAC